TATAAAGATTATTTTTATAAAGCTAATCGTAACGATTTTTTTGGTAATCAGGCAGGATTAGATGCAAAATGGAAAGAACATATACATAACCTTATGGTTAGAGGATTAATAGATACTCAAACAGAATCTTTAGAATCTGCAATAGGTACTGAATTAAAAAGACTACCAGATGGTACTTTTGTATCAGCAAGACATTATAAATTAAAATCTGGATTTCAAGAACATTTAATAGATTATAAAAATGTTTTTATTGAAACTATAGGAGAAAAAGCTTACAATGAGTTACTGGATATTTCATCTTTCTTTTTACTTAAAAATCCTAGTGGTAAAATTAGAGGTGCTATAAAAAATATTCCTGTGGATAAAGAATTAAGTGCCATTATGAGTAGAGTATATGCTATGTTAAGAAAAGTAGTATCGAAACATTATGTAGCTACAGAATATTATATTAATAGTATGAGAACTATGAAAGGAAAACTGTTAGGAGCATTACTTTCTGATCCAGAAATGATTTCTTTTGTAAGAGATTCTTTAAAAGATCCTGATAAAATAACTGTAGAGAGAGCAACTCGAATAAAGGCAATTATGCCTAAAATATTTCACACATTTTCTGCAGACGATGCTCTTTATGATGAACTTTATTTTTATCAAGAAGAAGGAGAACCACCAATAGAAGAAGGAACTTTAGTTCCAAGAAGACAAGGGTTTTATGGAGGTGGTAAAATTTCTATAAACCAACAGATGAATAATTTAAACTTCCAATAACCAATAAAAGGAGAAAATTATGGAAGAAGTCGGACTAATGACATACATAATGGGTAATTGGCAAGCTTGGCTTGCAGCAGCTACGAGTGTAGTAGGTTCTGCAGCTGTCATTGCTACATTAACACCAAATAAATCTGATGATCGTATAGTACAATGGTTACTAGACATTGTTAATTTCATTGGTGCAAACGTAGGAAAGGCCAAGAATAACGATGGCTAAACCTTATCAATTAGAAAAAAAGGATAGCATTAATAAAAGTGGGGTGTCTAACATTGGGGGAGCTATGTCTTCCCCAACACCTGTAACTGATGCTATGAACTTAGAATCAATAAGAAGACCTTTAGACACTTTACAAGGAAATCAATTTGTGAATATGCAAAAACCTGTAAAGAAATATGCTAGAGGTGGTGGTACCAGACCAGTAAGGAGATAAATAATGGCTAGAGCACAACATAGAGGAACAGGACCAATGCCCAGTGCTGTACCTGATAGAGAAGTAGAATTAGAAAGACTTCCAGATAGACCAGCACTTGTGGATTCCGGAAGTCAAAGAGTAGGTATGGTAAGACAATCTCCTATAAGCTATAGAATAACATTTTCCAGAGAAGGTGCTACTGTACAGGATGAAGAAGGTAAAATTTTAAACCCAGAAGAAAAAATAGCTGTAGCTGCTACTGTGGTAAAAGATGCACAAAAAGATATGGCATCCCCTCAAGAAGATTGGAGAGGACCTCCAGCACCAACTGATGAAGTAGATGTAGATATATATGATGATGGTATGGGCAGATACAAGCTAGATTCAATGAATGATCAAATACCAGAGGAAAATGATGATGTAGCTTTAGAAAGAAGTTTAATGGAAGCTCATGATAGGGGGAACATTGTGCCACAAGACACAACCTATAGATTAGGAATGAATCCTAGAGAAAACCCCACATTTGGAGGACTTAATCCAACAAAAGAAGGGCTAAGAACATCTAAAGGCATGTATGGTGGTGGCCCTGTCAAGAAAAGAAAAAGAAAAAAATACATGGGTGGAGGAAAGATGAGAAAATATGCTAAAGGTGGAGGCATTCGTAAAGCCAAATACTCTTAATATAAAATCTTACGAATATCTTTTTCCAATTGCTGTGAATGATTAGATAAAAATTTTAATAGAGATACAAGTGCTTCTGTATTTTCATACTTCGAGTTCCACTTATTCATAACTTCTTTAAACTCTTCAGAATTTATACAATCGTATTCTACTAATACGTGGCCTGCTTGAGTAAGCTGTACAGAAAAATTAAACAATTTAGCCTTCTCCTCTTCTCTCATTAGATGTCTACTAATTCACAGACACCTGCTGTACAAGCTAACTCCTGTGATCCCTTAGTCGTATCTTCTTTCTCAAAATCCTGTAACTTTTGCCAATCAATTTCGGTTGGCATTTTTTTTGCCAGTTTCTCATAGGTTTTTTTATTTATATCCTGATAGGGTGCTTGCTTATAGGTGTGATCAGAGTGAGGCAAGAAAGAAACTCCACTAAGATACTTAAAATTATTCCAACACCAAGTACCTACATTGTTCCATTCATTCTCCTTAACAGATATAGTTACAGAGGGCTTGTGCTCACACCAATGTTGAGCATATGTTTTCCAAAGTTCTAGTTGCTGTACAGCAGTCATATCATTTCTACAAACAGCATCTTTGGGAGCAGCCATAGGAAAAGAAAATACTGTTATATCAGGAGAAGGTTCATTACCTCTTATCTCAGGCTCGTTAGGTACTCCGGATTCAATCATAAATTGTGTAAGAGGATCTTTATTATCCCCTCGTACTGTTCTTATATAGTAAGGATTGTGTCTAGCATGAATACCACTAGCACTGTCTACTAATTGACTGACAGTACCAGAAGGTTTAACACAAGTAATTGCTGTGGATTGGGGAATACCTAACCTACCAGACCATTCTTTATTTGTCTGTACAGCAACCTCTCTTAAACTTTGTAACACTTTAGCTAACTGTGTGTGATCTTGAGACAGTGTTGTTACGTTATCCATTATTCCTGTGAGAGATACACCAAGTAGCCTCTCTTCTTCTGTATTATTCTGCCATCTTTTTCTAAGGTATCCAAAGTTTGTAAACGTAGCCTGTACAGTACCAAGTATAGTAGCTATTCTTATTTTATTTTTTAAACTGTCTACTGTGTCAGTAGCCCTGACTACTACTTCTGTAAGATTACAAAATTGATTAGGTCGTAGTATAATCTCTGAACAGGGATTAGTACCAAATTCCATATCAGCTTTTCTTCTACCATTCTGACTAGCCTTCTCTTGTGCAGAAGCCCTGTTAAATATACCACGTTCACCAGACTTACTCTCATATAAAGACAACCACTCTTTCATAAATGTTCCTGTATCTGGTCTTCCTGTATATACAGCAGAGTTATTAGCTAAAGATCGTTCAGGATTTAACTTGTACCACTCTCCTGTTTTAGCAGATCTCATTCTATCATCAGATAAATTTGATAAAGAAATAAGAGCTGACCTACGAACACCACCAACTACAACTACATCTCCAATTTTACAAACTATATCATGGCACTCAATAGAAGTAAGCTTTCTACCTCTAGCACCTTTAAATTTATTAATAGTAAAATCAAATAAGTCTACAAGTGGCTGTGGCCCACTAGCTCTACCACCAAATGTTTTTAATCTAGCACCTGCAGGTCTAATCTTATTTACGTTTACTTTAGGTATACGACAGGTGTACAGATAGGAAACTAAATCTCTAAATGCCCTAGCCCATCCTTCTTTAGAATCAGCTACAGAAATGACATCGTCTGTATGTTCAAAATCCCTATCAGGTACTGTAGGTAATCCATTTACGTACTGCCTCTCCACAGAAAAGCCTACACCAGTACCATTCATTAGTATGTATAACACTTCATCAAAAGCTTTAGGATTATCTATCGGTATATACGAACAGTTATAGCCAGCTATGTGCTCTCTTTCTAAAGCTTTTCCAGAAGTCATAAGTGCTCTCATACTTGGCATAACTTGTAAAGATAAAATAGCTTCCTCTATTTCCTTCCATGTATTCTTATCTATCTTTGCTTCTATATTATTATCTACATGGTTACGAAAAAAACTTATAAGTCTTCCAACAGTTTCAGACCACGTTTCTCTTCTTCCCTCTTCTGGTATCCATCTTGAGTATCTTGATAAATGAATAAATGATTGGTACTCTGTAGGTAAATAGTTACTTCCCATCAATGCTGCCATTTAATTTTTCTCCGTATTGCAATTCTAATATCAATTCTGCATAGTGTATAACCTTTTTTATATCCTCTGCTCCATTTTTTAATTTATGTCTAGAGATATACTTTATTATATTTCCCTCACAGAAGTCAAGATTATTTTTTGAAATATATTCTACAGGCATAATCTTAAAATCCTTATAATGATCTCCTCCTACCTGCTTATCTGTAGCTTTCGATCCTTTCAATATCTTTAACTCTTGGCTTATTTTTTCTTCTTTATTTAATCTTGCCATATACTCATCATGTCTTTCATGTACATTCATTTTTTAAAATCCACCATTGTTATATTACCATTACTCTTTTGTTGATCTTCCGTTTCCGGTTTACGAACTTTTAAATCTCGAAAGATTGCAGCTTGACCATGCATCATTACTGTATCTACTTGTGTCTCTATCAATTCGATAAATCCTCTCAGTATTACATAACCATTTGTAACTTCACTTCCTTCTGTAGTATCGTAAGCCATAAATTCAGATAAACCATGCTCTGAATCTTTTATTATAATAGCATAAGATTCTTTAGGCAAATCCTTTTTAAATTTATCAAATCTTTCTTTATCAGTCATACATCCACTCCTTTGGTACAAAACTTTCACACCACATAAACTTATGCCTATCACACCAACTGCCATAAGTTGTCTTAGATCCTTTGTATAATTTATTTTTAGCATTCATGAACAGGAATCGTATGTCCAAATCAGGTTGCTGTTTACGGATTAATAAATGCTTACCTCTATCTGAGGGATCAAACTTACCCTTTACTTCTATATAGAAATCTTTTTCTTTTATATAAAAGTCAGGAGTATATGTACACTCTCTTATATAATCAATAACAGTTTTTTCATACTCAAAAAGTATACTATTCTTAGCCAATTGATTAGCTATATCTAATTCAAAATTGGATCGGTATCCATGTGCTCGTTTCAATCACTTTTTTCCTTATCTTTAGGTAAATAAACCATGTAAAATGAACCACACTTTGGACAGGATAAGTTTGTGGACATACAATAGTCCTCTTCTTCTTCTTCCATATCATGATCCCCACCCCAAGTTAATTCGGTGTTACAATGCCAACATTTCATGGTCTATATCTTTTTATATCTTTTGGAGGATAGGCATCAAACAAAGTTCCGGAATGCTTTATGGCAAAAGTCTGTATACGAACAGCACCCTTTCTCATCTTCTCTAAAGATTCTGTCCATTCAGCCATGTAAAAACAAACTAAAGCTCCCTTATCAAGTACCTTTTGTACTTTACTTAAATCTTCAATGATCATTTCTGTCTTTTTATCATAGTCATAATCTTCCCACATACCCCCATCATAAAAACTTTTACACACTCTTATAGGTAAAGCAGTAGAGCCTGCTCTTAGTTCTCTTATAACATCTGGTCCACTCTTCTGATCTTCTGAATCAGGAAAAGCAAACCAAACATTATCGTTCATGTATATATCAGAAAAAGTTACGTCAGTTTGAAAGTAAAGTGGCATTATAATTCCCTTTTTTTAAGTTTGCTGTACCATACAGATTTCGGAAAACGAGCATTGGAAGATACTTTTCTATACATTATAGAATCAGGCCAACACGTTTTCTTAAAATCACAAAATCCACAAATGCTAGACAGTAACCTGTTTCCAGTATTCTTTATAGAACCATCTTTATCTTTATAAGTTTCTGCTGTATCTGTAAAACATCTTTTAAATTTCTCTCCTGTTAATAAAGCTTTTAAGTTACTCTCTGCTAAATCCAAAGCCTCTTTTTTATCAGCTTCCTGTATAGAAGGAGCTTCACAAACTGCCCACTCTCCACTAGCCTTATTAACAACAATCCATCCACCAAAATCTTTATTCTTAGCTTGGCTGTACAGATACCCCTGTACAATATAACCAAAAACATCATCCTCTTTTATTTTTTTATAGCCACCTAAATCCCCAAACTTATGCTCAAATGCATAAGGACTTGCTGATTTAATATCCCATACCTTTCCATCTATCTCAACATCTAATGTACCAGAAACAGAATTTTTACCTAGCTTTAAATTTACTTTCTCTTGTTCGGCTTCAATATCTATTTTTGCCGATTTCATTACCAAAATGGTAAGAGCTTCTACTATATCTCCAAACATAAAACGGAGTATAGCATTGTATTCTAAGTTTTTTTCTGCTTTATCTCTCTCCATTTTCTGTTGGCAAAGTGGTCTTCCTAACGAAGACATACGAGGTCTCCATTCCTCTTTTCTATTAGAAAATTGACGAATGACAGACTTAGCACAAGCTTCTTTAAATTCTTCTACAAGCTTGGGATCTAGATCGGTACCCTCTTTAGATACACGATCTAGAAACCCTTGTACTTTATGTAGTATAAAGTTATTCATTAATTACAGAATCGTATTCTACTTTATCACTAGTAGCCAAATGATAAGACTTCATAACATTATCATTATAAGCTTTGACTGATTCCATAAACTGACGCATCAAGGCATCATCTTCTTCTACCCATGAGACAGCCTTTTGAGGTGTTAGCTCTGCATGGAAGTAGATGTTTCCACCTTTTTTCTTCCGTACTGAAGACAGTCCGATATTCATCAGCCACATAGGTTGATTTTGTCTACTCAGACTTCTTAGGCAGTCGTTTACAGGGCTGAAATTAGCACCTTTTGCGTACCAAACACAAGGAACATTCTCGACAGTAGTTTTACCACCAGTTCTGTTCTTTGCATTCTCAAATGAGATCAAACCATAAAGGTTTTGACTACACTTGATACTCTTCTGTACAGCCCATTCCGGACTGTCCTTTGGTAAACTATCTAGAGTTCCACTAGCTAGCTTACCACACTTTAAACCACCCTCAGTATCATAGAAATCACTACTGAAAGATGGTGCCTGTACAGTCTGACAAGAAAAAGCAGCTTGTTCATTATCCCAGACGAAATAAGAATAAGTTCTCATGAAAACTCTCATGACTGCTTTCTCTCCAAACACTGTTTCTTCAGGTGTGTACAAACTAAACCAACCTCTAGGTAAACTATTACCATCATTATCTTCAGCAGCATGGTTAATTGCCAATCTGCTTAAAGAGGATTTAGTAGTAGAAATATCTAGTTGGCCTGTTAGCTTCATCATCTCCTCTGTCGAGACATTTGACATATCTGCAGGCAGAGTAGTATTCATTGTGGTTAATTCGGTCATGATTTATAAACCTCCTTCATGTCTAACCAGTTATTACCAATTTTAATCTCGATTCCTATCGGCATATTGTAATCAATATCATACCTACTTTTACATTCACTAGGCAAAGACAACATAGCTTCTTTCATTGTCTGTACAGCTAAATCCTGCTCTTGTGGGTAGACATCCATTACAATGGAATCGTGAACTGTATTACATATTATACTGTGCATTTTACGATCTGTCAACAACTTTTTTAATTTTATTAATGCTATAGGTAGAAGATCAGCTGTGGCAAACCCTTGGACAGGATAATTTTTTATTGCTGTCGAGTTTGAAACACCTCCATACCTCATTCTATATACATTTTTAAAACTATAGTATCGGCCAGAAGGAAGTACAACACGTTTATTTGTAATGGCATCATTCTGTAATTGTTCA